CCCGGTATCCGGAATCTATAAGGCGCAGGCTACAGCTCCGGCAGAGACATATATCTTGTGGATCGACACGTCTACCGCAGGCGGAGGCGCAATCAAATACCATGACGGAACCGGATGGAGGCCGACAGCAACGGCGACATTTGCATAGGCGGGTGATGGTATATGGCAACTATATTTTCTATCACAACATCCAGTTCTCCGAAAATCAAATATACCGTAAGCGTTTCGGAGCTTTCCCGGACACCAACGGCATGCACGGTGAGGTATACAATAACCGGATCCATCGCATCGTCGTCTGGTAAGCTGCTGACCGGACACCGGATTGTGGTGTATATCCACGGAGCATCCAGAGAACTGAAATCGTCTAGTGCTACGTGGAATGGGTACGGCAAAGGGAACACTGTATCGGTAGATGTTACATTCGGAGCATCGGCCGGCACAACTACAGTATCGGGCGTTTCGTTTTCGGCTACAAACACCTATGGCAACGCGGGAGATCTTTCTACTCATACTTGCAGTAGCTACGGCATATCGTCTGCAACGTCAAAGTTCGGGAGCATCAGCATGAGCGGATCCGCTGTGGATCAGACGAAAGCAAGGGCTACCGTGTCCGGCATGCCAAATGTAGGCTACGGCACATCCATCCGGTGGTATCTGGGCGATAAGCACATCGCCACCACAAGCAGAGGTGCGTGGACATCTACAGGAAGCTACACGCAGGAGTTTACAGGGCTGCTGCCGAACACGGCATATACACTCAAAGCGGTGGCGTATGGAGATGACACAGCCATGACAACAAAGGCGGTAACTGTAACCACTCCGCAGGAGACGGGGGAGCTTGCGGTAACTGCGCAGGCTACATACCTGAAAACAGACATCTCCGGGATGTTTGATGCTCCCAACTATACTCGGAGCATCGAGGTGTACTACAAAAAGTCATCCGAAAATGATTATAAGCTGTTCAAAACGGTAAAGGAGCAGGGCACGAAGGTTTCCGCCAATATTACAGGGCTGATTTCCAACGTGAAATATGATGTGAAGTGCTTGATTAAAAATGGGAGCACAACCTTAAAAACACTCACCAAAACCGGGATATTTACGCTTAAAGATACATCCCTCATCCCAACTCCGCAGATTTCTGAAATCACACAGAAGCTGGGAACAAGAGAATGTACGCTCACGTGGATTGCGGACAAGGATGTAGAGGGGACTACATACAAGATCGAGGCAAAAGCAGATGGGGAGTCTTCCTGGACGACTCTGGCAACGCTGAAAAGCATAGAGTCTCCGAAGATGGTAATTGCCCGCGCAGGAAATACGAACGTGAAGTTTAGGATATCAGCAGAGAATTCCGATGTTGCAGCGGCCATCATAAATTACTCTGCCGAGCTCCTGTTTTACGTCAGAGACGATTTTGTGTGGGATACGGACAAAGTATCGGGAGGACAGCTGAAAATCTCTGCAAACGAATGGAATAGGCTTCGTGAGTATGCTATCTCACGAAATCGTGATATAGGAAACGAAGTGAATATTCCTGTCGTAACTTCCGGAGATCGCATCACGGCAGAAACATACAACGTTATGAAGAGCGCAATTAGCCTGGTAAATAATGTAGGCGTCTCCGACAAAGCATCCGGAGATGTGATCCGGGCATCAGACATTGACGCGCTGCGGGTTGCGATCAATAAGACAGCATAGGGGCGATAGTATCGCTCCTATTTTTTATACTGTAGAAAACGAGGAAGGGAGCCAGAACATGAAAGTATCTGAGGCTATACAGCAGGTGAAGATGGAAAAGCCAAACGGCTATAGCGATACCCATTGTACGGTGTTTCTAAATGAGATAGAGGCAATTATTCAGGAGTTTTTAGGAGTGCCTAGGAAAGACTGGGTGGAATACCGATGGGAAGATAGCCAGCAGCAGGATCTGATCGTGCCGGAACCGTACAGTCAGATTTATATATCGTACCTCAAAGCAAAGATCGATTATGCGCAGGAGGAATACGAAAGCTACGGCAACAATCAGGCGATTTACGAAGATGACATGAAGAATTTTAAGGCGTGGGCGATCCGTGAGGGTAAGATCCAAAGGGAGCTGCCGCGCGCAATAAAGAACTGGTGGTGATGATATGGGCATGGTAGCACCTGTATACAAGTTCATACCAAGAGAAGAACGTATCCTTGCATTCAAAGGTTATAACAAAAAGTCGGTGATCGACGATGGAGAGATGCGGGATATGTATAATCTGTCCTCTGATGAGTATCCAAACCTTTTTCAGAGGAAGCCGCGAGGAATTTATTCTGAAGGTTTTAAGCATCCGACAGCTATGATCGTTAAGAACAAGAAACTTGCAGTGATATCTGAGGGGCGATTTTACTATGATGGCACGATATATCCAAAGCTGTCTTTGTCCGATGACACACAGATGGTAGCGATCAATACCAGGATCTGTTTCTTCCCGGAGAAGATGTATTTCAACACAAGAACGGGCGATGTCGGTCCGCTTGCAGCTGTGGCAGGGGCGGAAAATGTGAAGGTGACGGTGACGACATCAGCCCTCACAGTTCCTGCGGCGGCCGGCATGAAGCTGTCAGATAAATTCGCAGTAGGAGATGCGGTGCAGGTGACGGCGGTAGGCGATTCCAGGCTTAGTGTATCTGCAGTAATCAAGGCGGTAACAGCTGACAGTATCACATTCCCGGATGAAACATTCATAGATGTGATCGCAGAGGGCGCAGAGTCGTTTTCGGTGACTTTGCAGCGGATTGCTATCGGCAGGAGCTGTCCAGATTTGGATTTCGTTATGGAATCCGGCAACCGGCTCTGGGGCGTGTCTAATGCGGACAACACGATCTATGCCTGTAAGCTGGGCGATCCTACGAACTGGCAGTACTTCCAGAATACCGGGATGGATTCATACTATGCAGAGCAGGGAACGGACGGAGAGTGGACAGGATGTGCAGCATACAGTACGCACCTGCTGTTCTTTAAGGAGGACTGTATTCACAAGGTTTACGGATCCAAGCCTTCCACGTTCCAGATCGAAACAGCCCAGTGTCATGCGCTGGAAAAAGGGTCGAACAAAAGTATTGCAATCATCAACGAGACGGTGCTTTATAAATCAAGGCTTGGCATTATGGCGTATTCTGGCGGCGTTCCGGTATTGATTTCCGACAATTTCGGAACAGACAGGTATACAAGCGCCGTGGCAGGGACGGATGGGATCAAGTATTTCGTTTCTCTGTTGCGTGACGGCAGGCCAGAGCTTCTGGTGTTCGATATGGAAAAGACTCTTTGGCACAAAGAAGATAACGTGAGGGCAAGAGAGTTTTGCTATCACAACGGAAAGCTCCTTTATATCAACAATGATGACGGCGTGATTTACGAGATTGCATCCGATCGCCCAATGCCGGGAGAGTCAGAAATCAAGTGGCGTGCACAGCTGGGACCATTCGACGAATTCGTTGAAGATAAGAAGATATACAGCAAAATCAAGATGCGGATGACGCTGGCGGAACTGTCCGAGGTGGATATTTATATCAGCGTCGATGACGGAGAGTGGGAATGGCAGCAGCACATTACAGCGGATCATCAGACATCGCATTTCATTCCAATCGTGCCGCGCAGGTGTAACCGTTTTGCGATCAAGCTATCCGGCAAAGGATATTGTAAGATAGAATCCCTTGTTAGGGAATATCGGCAAGGGACTGGCAGAAGGGATGTGAGATAAGATGCTAATCGAATATGATCACGCGTCAGGGCTTACACCCACGCAGAGACTCGACTCTTTGGTGGCGTCTGTGCAGCGGGCACTAGAAGAGCTGGAAGAGGCGGCTAGCAGTGGCAGAGGCGAAAAAGGAGATCGCGGACCAGTAGGTCCTGTAGGTCCTACTGGTCCTCAGGGAGCTCCGGGACCCAAGGGTGATCGTGGCGATTCCGGGATCACCATGCCGATATCCGGATTTTTTACCATGTCTGTTGATACGGCAGGCGATTTATACGTTCATGTTGCGGATGGCGGGGAAAGACCGCCGTTTCGCTATGATAGTGCGGAGGGAAACCTCTATTATGATTTGTAGGAAGGAGGAAATATGAGTCAGTCATTTTTGATTGGAAACATTAAAGGTCCGAAGGGTGATACTGGTGTGGCAGGTCCTACCGGACCGCAAGGTCCGCAGGGTGAGCAGGGCATCCAAGGCGAGAAAGGTAAGGCATTTGCTATTGCAAAGGTGTACTCTTCTGTGGCGGCTATGGATCTTGATTACAACAATGCGGCTATAAAGGTCGGGGACTTTGTAATGATATCTACAGCTGATCCAGATGACCTTGAAAATGCTCGTCTGTATGTGAAAGGTGCTGCAAGCTATGAGTTTATCTCGGACTTTTCGGGTCCTACCGGACCGCAAGGTCCGCAGGGAGTTAAAGGAGACACCGGAGCAACGGGTCCAAAAGGAGAACAAGGCCCTCCGGGAGAGATCACTAATCTATCTGTGCAGCCGATCACCTTTACTGACGCTTCTGTTGTGGCAGATCTGACGAGCGGAGATTCGCTGGCGGAACTGCTTGGACAGACATCGAAGAATTTCAAAAGTCACACTCACACGCAATTCCCAGAGAATGTGACGTTCAAGAAGGACATCCAGATCGAGGATGCAGAACTAGAGACCCTCTGGGCATCAGTGTTCGGGTCGGGGGGGGTAGCTCCTAGACTGATTGATTACATCTACCCGCTGGGTTCTGTTTTAGCATTCGCAAAAGATGTGGATCCGAATCAGATTTACACACACCAGACGTGGGAACGTTTTGCAAAGGGCAGAACGCTGGTTGGAGTAAACGAAATCGATACGAATTTTAAGACGGTAGGAAAGACCGGCGGTGAGAAAACGCACAAGTTAACTATGGAAGAACTTCCGAAGGGCAGGCCTAGAATTTTAGCATATAACACATCAGGGTCTGATTATTCAGTTAGTGGTGCCGACCTTGCATTTCAGTACGGAAGCGGATTGAAGGGATATACCGGCTATGGAATGTATCTCGGAAGCGATACGCCGCACAACAACCTTCAACCATATATAACTGTATATTACTGGAAAAGAACAGCATAGACGCTCCCTTCCCGGGAGCGGGAAAGGAGAAACTATGGCATTATCAATTATCAAAGCGCTGAAGGATACAGCAGAATTCACAAAGGCTCTGATTGAATATTTGAGCCTGAAAAATAAGGTCCTGTATTCCGGTACAGCAGAGTGGAATTCTGGTTCAAAAATAATTGCTAACATTACTAAATATCAAACTATCAAAGTATATCCTTGGGACGGATACGATGGTATAACATTAGAGCGAGTAGATAGTAGATTTAAAGGAACAGGATTTGCAACAGGCGTTAGTAGTGGTTCACATACCAGTTTAGCGTTTGTCCTGAAAGTAACGCAGCAGGATGAGGTGACGATAGAAGCGGGCTCATTATTACATCACACCCGAAGTACTTCTCACAGTTCAGTGTATGATGGATGGATAAAGAAAATTGTAGGTATTGAACCTATTATCCCAGATGCGCTCAAAAATCTTGGGGGGGGGTACTGCGTAGCCTGGCTTGGAGGTGGTCTCCATGCTGTCATTAAAGCAATGCTTGACGGATATCGCCAATTTTGCAAAAAGCATCAAGACTACAGTTTCTGCAAAGCAAAACAAGAAGTGGACGAAGATCGCAGAAAGCTCCGGCACTATATCATACAATGCGGACAAATACAACGAATTGCTGTTAATAACATATTTCGGAGGAGTTCGTATCAAGACTTTTATTCCTGTAATAACATTAACAAACAGTGCGCAAACGCATTTTGTAGGGACGTACAATTCCGTAATTTATGTGAATATAAGCAAAACGACCATTTCGGTATCCAAACAATCAACTGGTTACACAGCCGAACTAACCCTTTACGGCAGATAACCCCGAGGGGGTGCTGCCATGCTTAGCATATTGCAATGCCTTCGGGATGTGGCGAATTGGTGTAAATCCATTAAAACCAAGACAAACAATATCGGGAGCTTTACAACGACAACAGCACCCGCAAAAGCAATACCCGTCACAACTATCACTACAGTAGTGAGTAAACAACTTCCTGCTGGAACATATGTCATATCAGCGGCGTTGGGATGGGAAACAAGAAACAGCTCGCTTTCCACGGCGGAGTATATTGCGATCGACAACGCGATTCAGCTAGCTGGATACAGGCCGGATATGGTAAGTGGAGGACCATACACCAGTATCACGGGGTGCGTGAAACTGACAAAAACATCCACAATAAATATCAAGCAGTTTTGGAGCGGTGGATCTGGCACAGCTACAAACTTTGCACCAGTGCTCTATACGCTGCGCATCAGTTAATGACATAGGGGCGAGAAATCGCCCTTATTTTTTTATGCTTATGGAAAAACGAAAGGAGCACATAATGGCAGAAAAACCAAAGGTGGCTGACTATGAGCAGCCGGCTTATACCAGTAAATATCAAAACCAGATTGACAGTGCAATGAACACGGTGACGAACCGGGAGAAGTTTGCCTATGATCCTCTGAAAGATGCAAATTATCAAGCCTTGGCGAAAGTATATTCCAAGCAGGGTGAACAGGCGGCGCAAAATACCATGGCGGATGCAGCAAGCCTCAATGGGGGCTACGGATCTTCTTATGGGATCGCGGCATCACAGCAGGCGCGAAACGATTACAATCAGCAGCTGGCGTCCCAGATCCCGGCTTTGCAGGAGGCGGCATATAACCGCTATGTGAACGACTACAACATGAATTTGTCTGCGCTGGATGCACTGCGGACAGCTGACGATTCAGACTACGGCAAGCACCGGGACAATGTATCGGACTCCCAGTGGAGATTCGGTGCAGATTACCAGGGCTACCGGGATGATGTGTCTGATTCCCAGTGGAAGAAAAACTACGATCGGGACGTTTATGAGTCTGACAGAAACTTTAACTATCAGAAGTCGCGGGATGCTGTGGCAGATTCGCAGTGGGCACAGGAGTTTGCGCTGCAAAAAAAATCAGCGGCCGGTAGATCAAGGGGCGGATCTGGCGGCGGAGGTAGTGCCAGTGGCCACTATTTAGGCTCCAAGTCTGGAAAAGGCAGCAGCAGTAACGGCGGCAGCTATTCATACGATCCTGCAAAGCTTGCAGCCTACAAGGCAAAAGAGGCCGCGCAGAAGCTTTCGAAAATGAAAAAGAAAAAATAAGGAGATAGTATAACATGGCTAAGAAAAAGAAGAGTTTTGTCGATGCCGTCAAGGGTGCGGCTAATGCGTCCCGAAAGGGAGCTAAAGAAGCGATATCTCAAGGAAAAGGAACGCCGGTTCAGCGCCAGAAACAGCAGGCGAGAGGTGGCGGTCAGAGCCAGCAAAGAAAATATCAGGATGGTCAGTACGGGCAGTTTGTCAAGAACTCCCGTCTTGGCCAGTCTGGTGCTGCGCAGAGAAATAATAATCAGAAACAGCAGCAGGAGGTTAGAAGAAAGCAGCAGAAAAATAACCGGGTTGCGTCCACATATGGCGAACTGAACGAGCGTGCTAACGAGCGAAACCAGCAGCGGGCAAAGCAGCAGAGCAAGTCTGCGCACAGGTTCGAGAATGCTACCAAGGGGACTTTGCAGCAGACCTTAGGATCTCATGCAACAACGTTTTACGCTGCCAGAAATCCGAATGAGGACAGATACATACAGTCTGAAGAACGCAGAAAGCAGCAAGGAGAAAAGAATCACAGCAAGTTCTCCGAAGGTCAGTACGGACAGCTGGTAAAAAAGGAACGCTCCGGGAATGTGAAGGAGCGGGAGAAGAATCTTAAGAAGGCTTCTGAACTGATTGAGAAGGGAAATAAAAACACCGAAAAGTCCAAGGAAGGACTTGGAAAAGGCGGCAAGTTTGCTGTGGACACCTATAGTGCGATGCTTGGCATGGCAACCGACGCAGCTGCCGGCCCATTCTCTATGGGCTCCATGGCATCAAGATCCTTTGGTGCGGCGTATGATACCGCAAAGAAAGAGGGTGCAAATGATACACAGGCGGCTCTTTACGGTGCATCCCAGGCGGCTGTAGAAACTGGCACAGAGAAAATGTTCGCACTGGCAAAGCCGCTCAAAAAGCTGTACGGAGCAGGTGTGGGAGACGATGTTGCGGAAAAGCTTCTTGAAAAAATGACTAAGAAAGCTTCGACAAAAGCCGGAAAAGAGGTTGTATATCACGGCGGAAAAACTGCAATGGCGGCCCTGTCGGAAGGCTTAGAGGAAATGGTATCAGAAGGCCTTGAGCCAGCCCTTGCGAATCAGATCTATGCTAATGCTACAGGAACGCCTCACAGCACGTCTGCAAAGGATGTTCTGTATGCAGGAGCTGTCGGCGGTGCCATGGGCGGGATCCTCGGCGGCGGCGGTCAGGCTGTGGAATATAACCAGGGCAGAAAGATACAGAATGTCTACGGAAACGACGGGCTGAAAACCATGGCGAAGAAGCTACGTGATGTTGCGGATGAAGCATCCGGAAGGGCTGCCGTGGGCGAACTGATAAACCGGACGATCGACGAAGGGCAGCCGGTAACATCCGTTCAGAGCCGCAGGCTGTACCAAGCGGCGGCGCAGCAGGAAGAGGCGGACTTTAAGCGGCAGTCTGTTATGAACACGGTCGCATCCAACGAGATCACAAAGAATAACTACCTTAACCCCGTGGAGAGAGACCAGGAAGGCAACATGCTTGTCGGAGAGACTACCCGGCAAAGGTATGACGAATCAGTTCAGAATATCGTGCAGCAGGTCAAAGAGTCTGGCATGGATAGGGGAATGAAAATGCCTGATTCACAGGTGGATCAGATTGCGTCCGCTGTCTCTGCCATCAAGACAGGCATTGCAGGAACTAACGAAGTAAATATGTTCCTTGTGGCAAACCCGAAGGCGAGAACGGTGTATGAGACAATCACAGGAGAGAAACTCCCGGCAGGGAATACCGATACAAAGGAAACCCTTTATGCAAGGATAGCTGCAAATCGTGTCGAGTCTGCTAAGCTGGAAACAGAAGCTTTTACAGACAGAGTAAAAGGCGGCATGGCACAGGATGTGGCAAAGACTTACGAGCCTTCCGGGCAGGCTGCATTTGAACAGATGATGGATCAGGCAGATATAGCCAATGCTGTGCAGACGCAAAATGATATCACGGCATTTGACGATTATTACCGCGCAGGGCGAAACGGTATCGCCTACGAGACTGTAGCGCAGATGAACCACCCTGCACACCAGGCGGTAAAGGCAGAAGTGCGGAAGGCTGCGTGGGAAGCGGGTGCGAGCGACGCTGTGCTTGCCGCAGACACGGCAAAAGGCGTGCAGATGGAGATCGGGAAGAAGATTTCCCAAAGTCGCTCAAAAGGCAAATCTGGAGCTCACAGAGGGAAGGTGATTTCTGAACTTTCGCAGGAGGCAAAGCGGAATCTTCCGGTATCCCGGCAGCGGATGTTCCGGCAGCTGGCCAGAGTGTTCAATGTTAATATTCATATCGTGGACGAAGCAGGCTTTAACGGAAAATATGAGGATGGTGAAGTCTATCTTAGCGTGCAGGGAGATCGCGATCTTCCTTATATCTTCTCTCATGAGATCACCCACCATATGCAGGATTTTGCACCTGTAGAGTATAACGAGCTGAAAGAACTTGTTCGCCAGGCATGGGCGGAAAAAGGCGGCATTGATGAAGCGGTCAATGATAAGATCGCTCAGTATGCAGAAAAGGACGTGCAGCTGACCTACGAGGATGCGCTGGACGAAATCATTGCCGATTCTACCTATGAAATGATCCAGGATGAAAACTTCGTGCAGCAGCTGTGCAGCGAGAACGGATCTCTTGCACAGAAAATTCTGGATGCCATCAAGAATGTGCTTTCCAAGCTTCGGCAGGTTTTAGCGGAAGGCGACGGATTTACTCCGGCGCAGAACGCCGCTCTTCTGTCCCAGCTGGATATCTTGAAGGACGCAGAAAAGCTGTGGACGGATGGGCTGGTCAAGGCTGCAGAGAATCGGGATGCGATAG